GCGTTAGCTCGTCACGGTCGACCGTAACATCTGTCAGCGGCTCGGCGCCGGCCGGCTGGACGATCGCCAGCACCAAATCACGATGCTTGCCGTAGTATTTCGGAAAACTCGCAAACGCCGCGGCGGCGTAGAACAGCAATTGCGGATTGACCAGTTCACCGGCTTCGTCCTTCGTTACCGCCCGCACGCCGATGCCGGCACCGAATTTCCAGTCGACGTGCAAAACCTTATTTGAATTTTGTAAGATTACATCGACGGTGCCGTAGCCGCCAGCGACACCAGGGAATGTTACTTTCTGCTCGACGCCAACGACACGATAATCTTCGACCGGGAATGGGGCGCTATGCTTTTGCTCCAGCCGCTCCAGCGCGGTCAGCGCCGGAATAATCCTCGTGTCGCAATCCTCCTGCGATAAGTCACGGTCATGGAAATGCTTGCCGACCAGCGTGTGGGCGAACCGCCGCAGATCGCCGTGGGTCATATGCGGCGCGGACTTGGCGCGCCGCATGACCAGCGCCATGACTTCATGCAGGGCGGTGCCCTGCTCGGCATATTCGGAGGTGATTTCGGCGGCGGGCGGCAGCGCCGCAATGGCGCGATGCGAGCCGGGGCAATTAAGCATACGGCCGGCCGTTGAGCCGCCAATAATTACACTGTGGACAGACACTTTCCTGCTCCTCTTCCCTAGCCATCTTCAACTTCACTTATCTGACGACAGGCTACACGGGGCGTTTCATGCCAGTCAAGCGCAATCCACGCGAATGCACGATTGAGGAAGAACTCGTGCGCCGCGTGGCGGCGGCCGGCGGCATCGCGCTGAAAGTCGTCACGCCGGGGCGGCGTGGATTTGTCGATCGTCTGGTGCTGATGCCGGGCGGCAAAGCGATCATGGCCGAGTGCAAGCGCCCGCGCGGCGGCCGGCTGTCGCTGCACCAGATCGTGTATCACCGGCGGATCGAGGCGCTAGGGGTGGTACTGGCGCTGATAAAAAATTCAGAAGATATTGACGCCCTGCTCGGCCGGAGAACTGGCGAGTAGTGGGGGTCGCAGCGGGGCTGAAACCGCCACGACCCCGATCTGAACCCCTTCAAGCACAAGGAGATCAGACCATGTCTGATTACGATATAGGAACTGTGGGCACGCACGATTGCGTGGAAAAAAGATTTTGCATTGCCTGCCCGAACTGCGAAAGCTGCGAACTGTGGTACGACGGAATATTGGTAAGTGGCTCAGGTTTCGTTTGTCTAAAGTTCACCTGTGATGACTGTAATAAGAAAATAACCTTAGAGATAAACAGGATCGAAGACCATTCTATATATTACTTGGAACCTAAGCACCCCGACGATATACAAGAGGAGGGGTGATCATGACCTTACCACCCAAACCAATTCACAGCCGCCGGCAAGTATGGCTGGCCATCAAGAATAACGGCTACGACGTCATTCCGCTCAAGAGCGGCAAGGACAGTCCGTTCCGACACTGGCCGAGCATCCCGAACGAACCGGCGGACATCGCGACATGGAACGGCCGGGCCGCGGCCATCCGCACCTACGGCACCGAACTATTCATCATTGATAACGACACCACGGCGCCGGCCGCGCGCGCGGCAGTGATGGCAGTGATCGGGGAGAAGTATCCGGCCTTCCTCGACCAGTGCCTTCACCGTCATTCCGGCGCGGTCAAGATCGCATTGATCGGCCGCACCACCCGCACGTCACACCGTCTGCTGCGCACCCGCAGTTGGTATCCGTCACAAGCCGACTTGCCGGCCGAGGGCGACGACGAGGAAACACTCGCGCGCAAGAAGGCGGTCAAGAACATGACCGAGTTCTTCACCGGCAATCTGCGCAAGTACCTCGGCGTCTGGGGCATGCACAGCCCGGGCCGGGAGTACGGCTACGACGGCGATCGCACCATCCTCAATACCCGGCTCGACGCCCTGCCGATCTTCCCCGCCGAGGACATCGAGGCGCTGCGCGACGCCCTGGACGAGGCCTACGAGCACCTCGGCTTCTTCCCGGCCTCGCTGGTGCGCCCCGACAGTATCAAAGAGCGCGTGCTCTACGATCTGGAGCCGGAGCAGGTGTTCGAGCTATCGGACGGCGTCACCAAACTGACGCTGGCGCAACTGGACGAGGAACTGCGCAAGGGTCGCAATATCCGGGAAGAAGGCTACGCCCGGATATGGGATAAGACCTCGGGCTCGCCCGATCGCGTTAAAGTCAACCTAAGTCGAGAGGGGCTGTCGCTCTGGGACACCCGCACCGAGGTCCGGCATCGGTTTCGGGACGAGGTGCTGCGCCGGGGCGGCTTTGATGAAGCCAAGATAGCGGCGCGGCTGACCGAACTCGGAGTGATGCCGCCGCCGGAAACAGGACAACAAGTCCCGCCGGCTTCCTGTCCTCCGGATCAAAACGAGGACAAAAACGCCCATAATGGGCGGGACGACCAAAGCAGGAACGAGGAACCCGAACCGGACGGAGCGACCGGGGCGCCGCCTCGACCGACGCGCGACGACCCGATCAGGAAGTTCGTGCAGTGGCTGATTGCGACGCACGCCTACTGCGCACCGACCGGGACGGTGGTCGAGCTATACGAGCCAAGTGACGCCTGTCACATCACCATGGAGGCCTTCACGCAGGCGTACATGGACTGGAGCGTGCTCAATCACCCGCTCAAGGGCATCCCCAAGCTGCAATACGCGACCAAGATGTGGAGCCACCAGCCCGAGCGGCACCGGATCAGGGGCGTACGGATGCACCCGGGCGCCGCATTTCCGCTGTTCTGCGAGGAAGGGCACACCTACAAAAACACCTACCGGCCGCCGCGGCATAGCGGTGACGGCGACTTGGCGGTGTGGTGGGCGTTCATCACGCATCTGCTCCCGGACCCGATCGAGCGGGAGTGGTTCCTTGATTGGCTGGCGCACAAATTCCAGCACCCGGAAATCCCGAGCGTCGCCGTGATCATGGTCGCGGTCGACGAGGAAGGCCGGCCGGTCTACGGCGCCGGCCGCGGCATGCTGAAAGATATTCTCTCGAGGTTGTTCGGCTGGTCCTATGTCAGGCCGATTGACTTCGATGTGTTTAACGGACGATCGGCGCAGGGCGTCTACACCGACTGGGCCGCCTACGCATTGATCGTGTTCGTCTCGGAGAGCCGCGACAATGCCGAGGCCGGGCGCTGGACCGAGCGGCGGGCGGTCTACGAGCGCATCAAGGAAGTGGTCGACCCGAGGCCGGTGCTGCGCACTTTCACCAGTAAGGGCCGGCCGGCATTCCAGGGCGTGGCCTACGCCTCCTACCTGATTGCCTCCAACAACGGCGACGCGCTCCAGATACCGGCCGGCGATCGCCGGATATCCGCGCTGCGCAACGGCCCCTCCATGACCGAGAGCATGGCGCAGGCGCTGGATGCCTGGATGAACGCGCCGGGGAATATCGCCGCCCTGGCGCGCATGCTGGCCGGGCGCGACCTCTCGAAATTCGATGCTTACTCGCCGCTGCACACCGCCACCAAGGCGACCATGCAGGAGCTTGCGCTCAGCGAGATGGACGAGTGGTTCATCGAAGTCCGCAAGCGGCTCGGACCCGACGCGCTGTTTACCAGCGAGCATCTGTTGGCGGCCGCCAAGCGCGACATCGGCCCGGAAACCGGTGTCATCGGCTTTCAAATCACCATCAAGCGCCGGCTGCGCGCCGAGGCCATGCAGGCGCCCTCGCACTTCGCAAACCTGCGCACCGCCCGCAGCACGGTCGAGCGCGAGCACAAAATCCTGTGCTGGCGCGGATACCAGGGGCCGGTGGTCGGCAACAGCGTCGCGGCGCGGGAACTCGTGAACCTGAGCCGTGCAATTTTGCTGGAGGATAAGGAGGCCGGCGACACCGCCGCGCTGATGGCGCGGCTGGGTATTCACAGCGTGGATCAGTGAAATGCGTACGGAAGCCAAGGCGCGGCAGAGTCGATACGCGGCGGCGGTACGGCTGAAAACCCCTTGCGGGTCAAGGGGTTAGCTTTTTCGGCGTATAGCGTACTGACTTTTTATATAGAGAGGGTATTCTCTTATATTGGTATGAGAACACCTATGGCGCGCCATGGCCGCCGCCGCCGCCGGCGCCGCTGCCGCGGCCGGCGAACTGAAAACACCGGTACGCCGGACAACGTACGGCGCCAGCCGCGCGCTGGCGGCATAGCTCAACCGAGGAGGGACGACATGCCTGAGAAAACGATGACGCGGCCGAACATGGGCGAGCTTGAGCAACTCGCCGAGCGGATACTCGTGGGGCTGGCCGCCGCCGGCGATGCCGGCGGCGACAACGCCACGCCCGACAGCTTGGCCGCCACCGCATTCCTGGATGCGCTGGCTTTTCTGCGGGTGCGAGCCTTGGTGCGCGGGTGCGGCTACGAGGATTGGGAAGAGATGCTTTATCGTTTTCGCAACGATGCACTGCTGCAGACGGCATGAAACATCACCTCGTCACGCTCGCCTGCACGGCAGCCGCTGTGGCGGCTGCCCTCGCCGCCGGGTTGCTGCTCGGGCCGTCGCCCGCGGAGCAGCCGGCTGCGCCGCCGCCTACGGCGGCAACCGAGGCCAAGGCCGATCGGCTGCCGCTCGTGCGACGCTATCCCGAGGCGCCGCGGTCCGTTCTGCCGCCGACGTTGCCCGTGGACGCGGTTTCGTTGCCGACGGCTCCCCGGGCAGCCGAACTGCCCGGGGCGCGCCCCGGGGCAATTCTGGAGGCAGCGGCGGCGGCGCCGGCTCGACACGAGCACACAGTCTGTGACAGGTATGGCATGCATAAGGTCTGGTATGGCCGGCGCTGGCGTTGCCGGCGCTGAAACGACAAATGCCGACAAGTGGCGACATCGGGAGGGTATTATATGGCAGGTAATGGAAACGGCAGCGGCGAGCTACCCGACGCGCGGCGGGCCGCGGTGATGCACGGCCTGGAGCAGTATCACGCCATGGCGGCCGATCGTGACGCGCTGGTCGACGAGATCGGCAAGCTCAAGGTCGAGCTGGCCGCGATGCGGGTTGTGGCCGACGCCCACGACAGCCTGCAAACCCAGGCGGACAGCCGCGTCGCCTCGGCCTATGCCGAGCGTGATCAGGCGGTGCGGGAGCGGGCTCGCTACGAGGCCCTGCACATGGCGATCCTGGCCATGTGCCGAGAGTTCGGTGTGCCTGAGCCTGCGGCTACGCCGCAGGCTTCGCCTTCTGCCGAGGCCGTACCTTGAGGCGCCAGAGCAGTTCGTCGGCGCCGTAGACGCCGGGAGCGCAGCAGGCCTCGCAGAGGCCACGCTGCATATCTGGCTCGCAGCCGTTCTGCTCGTGGCCGCAGGCGATGCAGAAGCCCGGATCGTCGAGCGAGTACATTCGTCGCGTAACTGCGTCGACGATGCGCTCGGCGGCACCGCAGCGCAGCTGCGGTGGCCGGCGCAGCGGCAGGGCTTGGACTTTTCTCATGGTCATGCCTCCCCGTGCCACTGGTCGGCATCCCATTGGTGTCCGCAGGCGAGGCAGAGGAAGTTGTCGTTGTCGGCGTCTATGTCCTCCTTCCCCCCGCACTCCGGGCAGAGCCTGCCGATCGAGTAGCGCGAGAGCTTGTCCAGTCGGTCAAGCTCTTCCTGGTCATTGTCGATCAAGGCCCGCAGCGCGAGGGCGTCCCAGTTCGGGCGGTAGGTCACGTGTTTTCTCCCTGAATTTTCCGGGCGCCATGCCCCTTGATGTAGCGATGCGTCGGCGGGTCTTGCGTCGGCACCACGCGGGTTTCCGTCACGGCGGTCCAACGCATCATCAGGTTATTCGCGTAGGATGCGGCTTCCTCGGCGGTGGCAAAGCGCAGGCCGTTGCCGCAGAACTTGCCACCGCGGTCGGCGATTACTTCGGTGGCGAATGATGTAGCGGTCATTATGTTCAGACCTCTTCTGCGTGATTGACAACGGTGCGCCAGCCTGGGTTGTTCAGCAGCGCGAGGGCTACAGCGGCCTCGGGGGTCGCTGCTTCGACAGGCTCGTTTACTGCGCGGCCGCGGCCGGATACGCGGATCAGAACAACGTTCCAGCATTTCATCGTGGTCATTTCGGTATCTCCTGTTTTATCGGGGACGCGCTGATCATTTCGGGTCGCGGTCATGGCTGATGCCAGCCGTGGACGAAACGTTCGCTGGCTTCGTCCGAGGCCAGTTCGTGGAAAGTGCGGCGGAAGTCCTTAAGCTCGGCCTGGGCCTCTTCCTCAGTTTCCATCATCGGCCAGTCCAGGCGCCGGCCGCGGTCGAGCACGACCCAACCCATGGGTTTGGTGAAGCCGGCCTCGCGGTCGTAATTTTCGGGGCTGCGGTAGTCGATCGTCAGGCGGGGCTTGCTCATCGGTTTGCCTCCGCGCGGCGCGCCAATTCCGCAAGGACCATGTCGCCACTCTTGGCAAAACGGATCTTCACTATGCCTTTGCTGGGGCCGCTTTTGATGCGGTGGCAAGCCTGCGTTCCAATCTGCTCGAAATGCGCGCGCAACTGATCATCCGACCATGTGGCGAGCTTGGCGATATCGTGTCGGGTAAGTTTGGTCATTTCGGTCGCTCCTGTTTCTGTGGCGACCCCGGGGCCGAGCCCCGGGGCCGATGCCTGGGGTCAGCCGGCCTCGACGATCCGTGCCTTCCGGCGCAGCGCCGGCCTCATGAACTTCTTGGCCTTGTCCAGCGCGGCTTGGGCGGCCGCTTCCGAGGCGAAGTGCTGCGCGCGTTCCATGGAGAATTCCCAGATGGTGCCGCGCAGAGGCAGTGTTTCGCCATTGTGCTCGACGGTGACGAGGTAGGTTTTAGCGGTCATTTCGGTTGCTCCCGTTGGCGCCGGCATCTGCCGGTGCGTTTTTTGTAAACCGGACAGCCTGTCCAGGTCAAGCGTTGTTTTTAACAAAATGTGTAGTTGACGATAGGACAGCGGGTCCAGTAGGTTAGCCGCCGCGCAATGGCGCGCGATGGAGCTATTCCGATGCCGCAGTTGATGATCGACTCCGAAATGGCGCCGCGTGAGTTCGCGGACGCCCTCGAAACGGCCGGCATGACCCAGGTCGAGATGGCGGATTTCCTCGGCGTCGCCGATCGCACGGTGCGGCGCTACCTGACCGGCGACGCCGTGATCCCGGCCTCGACCGCGATCCTGCTGCGGGTGATGCGGCAATGCGATTTGCGTATTTGCGTGTCGGCGGCGTAGGTTACGCCTCTATCCGGCGGGCAGCGCCGGGAAGGGGTACCCGTGCCAACTACCAAGCGATCAATCGATATTCGCAGCCTGTGCCGCGGCTACACGGAAAAGACCGTGCTGATCATGGCCGGCCTTGCCATTGCTGAGACAACGCCGCCGGCGGTGCGCGTGCAGGCGATCGAGGCGATCTGGAATCGAGGCTTCGGCAAAGCCGCGCAGCCAATGACCGGGGAGGGCGGCGAGGGCGATATCCAAGTGGTGATCCGCAACATCATCGAGTCGGTCGATCGGAGGACGGTGACGATCGATCACGACAGCGGCAACGGCGTCGATAAGTTGTCGATTAGTAACGACCCTCGAAGTAATAAATGATCATCGTCTGCCCGTATTGTGGCCGCGGCGATGTTGATGCGCGTGATATCTACGCGGCTTGGTATAAGCGCATGACGGACAAGCTCGAGCGCGGCGGCGAGGCGCACACCGAGGCGCTCGCGGAGATGCTGCGGGTATTGGGCGGCGTGCCGTGGCAACTGAAGTAACAGTGCCCGCGAACGGCTGGGTGCCGCGCCCGCATCAGATGAAGCTCTGGCGTTATCTATACGAGGGCGGCAAGCGCGCGGTTGCGGTGTGGCATCGCCGCGCCGGCAAAGACGAAATATGTTTGCATCATCTGTGCGTCGCCGCGATGCGGCGCGTCGGCAATTACGCCTACGCCTTGCCCGAGTACGCCCACGGCCGCAAGACCATCTGGAACGCCGTCAATCCGCACACCGGCCGCCGCCGCATTGACGAGGCGTTCCCGGTGGCGCTGCGCCGGCAGGTCAATGACCAGGAGATGTTCATCCGACTGCTCAACGGCAGCACTATTCAGATCATCGGCTCGGATCGTTATGATAGTTCGCTAGTGGGCGGCTCGGTGGCGGGGCTGGTATTTTCCGAATATGCGCTCGCCAACCCCAGCGCCTGGGCTTATGCGCGGCCGATCCTCGAGGAGAACAACGGCTGGGTGGTGTTTGTCACCACGCCGCGCGGTCGCAATCACGCCTACAACATCTTCAAGCACGCCGAGCACGCCGACGGCTGGTTCTGCGAGCTGCTGACTGCGCGCGACACCGACGCCATGAGCGAGGCGGAGCTGGACTCCGCGCTGAAAGAGTACCGGGATCTTTACGGCGAGGCCGGCGAGGCGATGTGGCGCCAGGAATTTATGTGTGATTTCACCGCGGCGCTGCTCGGCGCGATCTTCTCGCGGGAGTGCGCCGAGCTGCGCAAGGAAGGTCGGGTGCTGGCGATCGACGCGGTGCCGGGCCTGCCCGTGCACCGCGCCTGG